TCTTCTGCTGGTCTTTGAGTTCGGCCAACACGAAGCCCTTGGCTTCAAGCCATTTTTCAAAGGTCTCCATTTGAGAGCCTTTCCCGGCCTGTGTGGCCGCAATGCGGGCGCTGGTGTTGTCATCAGCACCCAGGGCAACAAACGAAATTTCACCCAGCACCGTTTGCCGGGCGATATTGACTGGCCCATCAAATGACTTCCCGTTGGCCTGGGCCGACTTGCCCTCGGGAACAAATTCGCTCTTGGTGACGCGGGCGCCGATGCTGGCCTGCCAGGGGAACCCATCCAGCCCCGAGGCCATCACTTCGTAGGCGCAATTACCCTTGCCGCTGAACGTGCCGGCGGCGGTCAGGTTTCCATTCTCAACGTTGATCGACGTAGTATGCCCGACGATCTGTGTTTGGTCGTGGTCGCGCAGGGCGGGGCGCGAACGGTCGATGCCGGTCATGCCTTGCAGGTCCACCACGACCGGGAACTTCCAGCCGCGCAGGTTCATCGGGCCGCCGGTGTAGGCAGTCATATTGAACGTCGGAACCTTGGGCTTGCCCTCGGACGGCGCTTCAGCCGTGATAGTGATGTCTGAACTGACGAAGGCAACCGGCTTGCCGTCTTTGAAATACTCTACCTGGATCGGCGCAAGGCTGGCTTTCGCCGCGTCCTTTGTGCGCTTGGTGATTTCGTCCAGCGCATCCTGCGCGACCTTGGCGACTGCGTTATCCCCGGCCTTGGCGGCCGTGGCCGCGATCGTCTTCAGTGCCGCCGAATAGACCTCGCCGCCCTTGCCGAAGGCATAGGCGTAATGATCCTTTGAATCGGCTGCGATCGTGTCATCGTGGCCGAGGAACCATCGCCCGTACTCCGTCCAGTTCTGATCGCCGAGCAGCGCATTGGCGTCGTCGGCGCTGAAGCTCCAGGCATTGACGTTGTACTTGCCAGCGTCGATCAGGGCTTTGAGTGATTCTGATGCTCGTTTGTTGAGTTGATAGGCCATGTCTGCCTCTGCGGACGCGTCCGCTTTTTTCTTGTGTTCAGTGAAGATCGAATAGCAAATTGCCGCCGCCTGCTTTTGGTCCTTCGCCGTGCCGTCTTTGAGCACGACGGGTATGCAGCGGCCTACAAAGTCCGACTCGGACTCTTTTGGATTCGGCGTCGGCATTTTCGATTTACTTCTTGGCGGGCTTCGCGGGCTTGCCGTCGGTTGCGTCGTCTTCTTCGGGCGGCGGCGCGGCCGGCTCGCCCTTCACCGCGAAGGCGCGATCGGCCAGCCGCTTGCGGTAATCGGCCAGCGTCAGGCCGTAATTCGCTGCGGCAATCTCATCCTCTTCGTCAACATCCAGGCCCTTCTGTGCATAGGCCCGAGCGCGGCTGGTCGTGCCGGATGAAAGCTCGGTCTGTTCGGCCGTCGCGACCTTCGCCGGGTCCGCGTGATTTCCGATCGACGGCCAGAGCCAGCGATGATTGAGTGTGTCTGGCAATTCAAAGTCGAGAATCTTTTCCCCGTTCTGCTGCATATGCCAGACTTCGGTGAGGAACGCATCCAAGATGCGATTCATCTTCCGGTCGTAGCCCTGCCTGTCCTTTTGGATCGACTTGGCGAATGGCTGCGTGATGACATAGGCGCTGCTCATGTTCGCCTGGGTCGCATCCATGCTGGCGAACATCAGCGGCAGATTCAGGCAGCGGCAAATCTCGCGAAGGATCGCGTTCACGAACATGTCATAGGTCGTGGTCGGCTGCTCGGCATGTATCTGGCTGAGCTTGTAACCTTCGGGCAGGAAGGTCATTAGCCGGCGGCGCAGCTCAACCGTGCTCAGTGGCTTCGCGACGGTCGTATCCTCATCCGGCGGCAGCGTCGTTTCGGCAACTGCGGCAAAGTCGGCGGCGGTTTCGGCGGCGCCAATGACCGCAAGGGTGTACTCGCGCAGAAACGCAAACAGCGGCAACGCGGGATTCGCCTCGGGGATGCCGCGCTGTTGGAACGGGCGCACGCGCTTGAAATCATGGATGACATCCTTCGCCGGCCACGGGTCGAACTCGTAACCCATAATCACGAAGGCGCCCATCGCGCCGGGATGCTGGCGCAGGACGTGGTATTCCTTCGGACGGCCCCAGGGATCGAGCACAACGCCGTCAAAGTACTGATCGGGGTAATTCGCGGGATACAGACCGAACAATGGCGAACTGACCTGATCGGCCTCAATCTCGAAAATGTCCAGCTTGACCGGAGAATCCAGGCCGGGATTCGTCCGCAGGAGCTGGAAGCCCTCGCCGTTATAAATCCGCGCGACGCGGCTGTTGTGCAACGTGTCGGCCAGGCTGATTTCATCCGCCCAATCATTCCAGAGCGTTTCGAGAGCCTTATCCTTCGCCTTGTCGCCGGTCATCATCTGGAGGCGCGGCCCGGTCCCGATGACGTAGTTGCCGATCGTATCGGCCATGCCCATGTAGTAGCTGTTGTTGTGATACTCATAACGGTTGCGCATCCGCAACATGCGACGGACCATCCATGAGGCGGAGGCATCCACCGACATCCCATCAGCGAGCGCGAAGTGCCGGCGGTTTTCGTCAGTCGTAAACTGCGTATCGAACCGGGCGCGCACGCGCCGTTCATGCTCGTTGGGCCCGAGCATCTGCGGAGGCGGCGCCGTCGGTTTTCCGAATTGGTCCAGGATTCTGTTCATCGATCGCAAATGTCCACGTCAGAGGCGGGCGGGCAGCCGATCTTGGCGATCGCAATCCCGCGCATGGGGTTCGTCTTCACCGACTTGATGCCGCGCTGGTATTTGTCCGCAGCGATCTGATCGGGGATCGAATGTTGCTCTGCCGATCCGGTGTCGCCGCTGGCTCGCTTGATGCCCAGGGCATTGTCGAGAATGGTGTCTTCGGATTCTGCCATGTCATGCCGCCTGTTGTTGACGTTGAAGCTCGCCGAAGTCCACGCGCTTGCGCTTGCCGGGTTGCGGCGTGGAGCTTTCCTTCAAACTGATCCCGCATTCGGACGCAGCAACCAGCAGGCCGACACCGACGTCGAAAAAGTGATTGTCGCGATTCTTGTTGTTGTGCTTGAACTCCAGGACCGTGCGCCCTTTGGAGGAAACCAAATCAGCATCTTCCGCCGCGCAGTGCTCCGAGAACATCAGATGATCTTGCGGGCTGTCGCCGAACAGCGTCAGGCATCCGCGCCCGCCGATCGGGACCGCGAATCGTTGATGAAGGAAGAGCTTGAAATAGTTTGCATCGAACTGGATGCGCTTTTGCGCCACCGCCTCGCCGGTAATCGTCACGCGCCAATGATGCCCGATCCGGTCGCCGCGCTTTTTCTTGTATTCTCCGAATGGATTGGATGAGGCGCCGTAGAACAGGCCATGACTCGGGATGACGACTTCGGAATGCGGACTCTCACGGCAGAACTTATAAACCACGTCGCGCGATTCGCCCCACTGAGCATCGACCGGGCAGCGGGTGATCTTCATCACGGCGCCATCATCGCGCTTGTATTCACGGCTCAGGAGATCGGCCGTCAATGCGTCCAGGCCGCCGCGGATTGACTCCTCCATGCTCTGAGACTTCAGCAAACCGCTGAGCGTGCGCCGGATGTCATTCAACCGGAAATGATGCCGGTGCTGATCGGGGAATGTTCCGTAGTCGATGATCGTTCCGGTGTACCCATCCTCGAAAGCCGCAACGCCCCAATACAACGCCTCTTTGTGAACGTCGATGAAGGCCACGAGCTTGGAGCATTCCGCTGGGATTTCCCCGCGTGGCCTGTGGCTGATCTTTTCCATGATCTGCTCGGCCTTGAGGATATTGGAAACCGTCTCGCGCTGGCTGATCGGCTCATTCTGATACTCGGAGAAAAACGCCTCTTCGCCCAAGTCGTAACGCAGGTTCATCGCATGTTGGATCGCGCTAACCTCGTCGTCCTTTTTTCGTTCCTTCCATGCGATCACAGCCCCGAGGTCCATCGGCTCTCGATTGTTCCGATAGTAATCCGTGGCGTCTTTCCCGCCGTCGCCGCGCCTCATCCCGTCCGCGCGCTTGCGGCGGTAAATCTCCCATTCAGCTTCAGCGGTCGGGAACTTGTAAACGAGCTTGGTGCGCTCGCCGTTCCATTCGGGATGCTTCTGCGGGTTGAGGATCTGATCCGCGACATCGCCCTGCTGGATTACCGTCAACGGCATCACTCCGGAAATCTTCCGGCCCGGTCCACCGAGCCCGAGGATGGCCTTGGTGAGCACGCGCAACCGCTCCTCACATTGCGTCAGGCTTTTGGCGCTTTCATCGGTCTGCGGATCGTCGATCAATACAAGGTCGGGCCGCTCATTGGCGCCGTCGGGACGTTTGAACTTGGCGCCGCGAACGCGCCCGGTGATTCCAGCCACTCGAATAACCGCCCCGCTGCATACCGCGCCGGGAATGGTTGCCAGGACGATTTCATTAGCGCGCCATTCGAGCTGGGTCCGCTGGCCGTTGAACAACTGAGCTTTGGCCCGCAGCGAAACGCCTTCGAGCGATCGAATCGGCAGGCACATTTCCGGGAAATCTTCATTCAGGGCTTCGTTGTTCTGTAACTCCGATTTGATGCTCTGGAGGATTTCCAGGGCCGAGCTTTCCTCGGAGCCGATCACGAACGGGAATCGACGATATCCATAGGCTACGGCCCAAAGGGTTCCGACTTCCGCGAGCGAGGTTTTGCCGGAGCCGCGCGGCATGGCGACGGCGAACAACCCGCCATGCCGTACCGCTGTCTCGATCTTGGTGATGACCTTCCGATGATCTTCCGACCACGGCAGATAGAAGGTCTGAGGAAAGTACGCCTCCGCAAACAGGCGGAAATTATCAGCGCACGCGGCGCGGCGGCCTGGATTGCGCACTGGCGGAAGCGCGAAGCTACCATCCTCCTGCTGTACGCCGATCTCTCGCGCTGCGCGCGATTGATCGGCTTGGCGCTTGGTCTCACGACTCTTGCGCCGTTCGTATGCGGTCGCTTGGTTGTCGAAGGTGTCAGACATTAAATGCGGGAGATCAGCCCAAAATCTGCGGTTGCGGTCGAATCTGATTTGATGACTACCTTACCGAGTCTTCCCGATGGCCCCTTGAAGCACATCGTCGCACCCGGAGCGAGCCCGGCGAAATCAGTTGCGGCGTGAAGGTTGGCCACATTGACGAGAACGTTCCCGCTGCTTCCGCTCCGATTCGAGACATAGCAGGTCGAAGCATCCCCGCTCGTCGCCGGATCATAAACAGTCGTCGGGGAATTAGTCAGCGATATCGCGTTGTCTGCGGTTTTGGATGCCATTGGAATTCCAAGTTAAACGTCGAAGATTGTGGGTTCGATGTCCACAGTGCCACGTTCGAGCAGAAGTTTATCCGTCACGTTCCACCAAAAATATCGGTAAGAACCGGCGGTCGATAGCTTGGTCGCGTCATGTAAAAGGGTGATCTGTGTATCGTTTGTGCCGCCGATGGTAATGCCATTGCTCGGGCTTTCATATTTGAAGGAACCTGCAAGTGTGTCGTCTGTCAGTACATCCTGCTCGCCTAGGTCCGTCACGCTTGCGAACACGAGTCGCACCGTTTTGCCCGTGAACTGCAAAAGCGCCCCGTTGGAATCTCGGAATGTTTTGATGTCCGTCGGGGCGGAATGTTGGGCCAGCGGCGCGGCGTCGTTCGCAGAATATCGCGGATTCTGCGCATTGGCTTGAAGTGGAGTAACGATGATATCCCCGCCAGTAACAATAGCAGTCCCAGACCATTCAAACGTGATAGCGCTGCCGGCGATGATTGGATCGGTCAACGCAGCGATGGCGCCGATACGCTCAACCGCTATCGAATCATAAGCAATCGGGCCGCCAACAGTGCCAGGAAGACCCGGAACCACAGCGGAATACATGCCGCTCATTTCAATCTCGGAAAGCACGACCGCATAATTCGGAACATTCCCGTCAACCCAGGCGACCATGCTCGCCCCATTCCACACCGTTAAATCATCACGATTGAAGAATCGCCGATAGATTACACGTCCGGAATAATAAAAAGCGTTGACGCGGTTCACGCAGTCTCCAAAAGTGGATACTTGATCCTAGGAAGGTGCGTGCTGCTCCAGGTCTTGCGCGGTCCATTCGAGCCGTAGGGATCGGTGAAAAATGGGCTGTTGATCGCTGTGAAGCTGTTGAACGTCACGTCTGATTCACAATCCTCAGGAGCAAAAACAGGAGTGTTGCGGAATACGACGTTTCCAAACTTGTGACCGCCGTACCCCATTACCCGGCAATATGCCTGTGAAGTTCTCCCCGCCAACCTGATAGAACATTCCTCCACGGTCAGGTCAACACCGGGTACTTCGTCGGCAAGACTTACACCGCTAACGAATACGATCCCCGGATGCTGGGCTGAGTCACCCAGGGCGCCGACAATCCGAATATGGCAGCGTCGAAAGATATTCGGACCATTTGAAAGCAAAAACCCAACGCCAAATCCCGGGGTCTTAGCAACCTCTGCAATCGTGTCCTCGACAAGAAGCGTGCCCGTCTGACCACCGGCATCTATAACGGCGATACCGGAATACATGACGCAATTTCTAATTTGCTGTGGATCGGTGGCCGGGTAATTGTCACCGTTGGCGTTTGTTGCCGTCGGGCTCCCCCATGCTGTACAAGTTCCCGCAGCGAAGATCGTGCAATCTACAATCGTTCCAGACGGTCCCATGAACAGGGCAAAGTTTTCGATGCCGTCGTTGTTGGTTCCAGTCTGCGAAATGGTCAGATTCCTGACAGTCCAGTTTGTCCCGGCAATGGAAATCGCCTGTTCTGTCGTGTTCTGGGTTGTAGCTAGTGTCGTGGTCAGCAGCGACCCGCGTCCCTCGATGATTCCATTGTTGATGTCGCGGCCAATTCCGTTGGATACGCCTGAAACGTAATCCGATCCTCCATAGCCTGGGAAGTTGATCCTTCCGGTATTGGCATTGGTGTACGCTCCGACGGTGGCGTAGGGGTAGAGGAACAGCCGATCTCCCGTGACGAACCCGGCGGAGATTAACCCGGCACTGGTTTTCTTAGCCCCGGTCGTCGGGTTATCGGTATGTCCAGAGTTCGAGTCAGACCCGGTCGGAGATAGGTACCAGTTAGCCATTTCACATCACTGGTCCAGAATAATTATTGTGCTACGAGACCCGGAAACAGAGCCCTCGCCGCGCTGCGCTGAAGTCGCCCCGTCGATGGTGGACAGGTCCACGTTGTACTTCCCGCTGTTGCTCGCGCCGCTGTTGCCGCTCAAAGCGTTGTTCTGGATCGTCACGTAGTAAGTGCTCAGCAACAGAGCCGTGATCGACGCCCCGGAGAAGTCCAGACCGTATCCTGTGTTGCCCGTGATAATGTTGTTCTCGATCTGCATCCCGGTGAGGATAGCGGTCTGTGCGCTCGTGCTTGTGATCTGCACCCCATCCCCGCCGTTGCTGGTGATCGTGTTGCTGACGATTCTCGGCGCACGGGTAAATGTCGTTGCCGTTCCGGTTCCAATCATCGTCACGCCGTCGCCGGTGTTTCCCGTGATCCTGCAATCCTCAATGTCAGCGCAGGCGGAATTGACGCCCTTACCTGTGTTATCGTGGATGTAACAATGGATGAGCTTGTTCGGCGCAGCGGTGGCCGATGTAGCATCAAATGCGTTAGAAGCGCAATGGGCAAACTCACAGCTTTCACAGTAGACCGCTCCCGCTGCCGTACCAACGACAGCTTTATTGAAGTTATTGGTTGCATCCCTGACCTTGACGTTTCTCAACTTCATGGTCGAGGTAGTTCCGATACCAAACGCGGTGGCAAGGGTTTTGGTTCCACTGGAGTTCTTCATCTCAAAATCATGGAACACAACGCCGACCGATGTTGCCTGGGTAGCAAACCCGGTATTGTTGTTGCTGAAAGTGATGATCGGCATTACCGCCGCACCGACCTTGCCGCCGATTGAGACATTTCCCGCGCTGGTTCCGTTCTTTTGGATTGTGATGGTTGCGGCGGGGGCTTCTGTATGGCCAGATTGAAACTCAATCGCCCATCCCGGTTGCATATCTGCTCCAGCACCATTCGCTACCAGCTTCACCGAGTTTGTTGAGTTGAGGGTCGCCAGTGATCCGCCGATGGCCCAGGTGATCCCAGAATTTCCAGTTTCAGCAGTTAGCGACTGTGTAGTGGTGACAATCTTAGTCACATTGTCCACGGTCGCCACTTGGGCAAAAGTCGCTCCTGCATTTACACTGACGATGCGCAACACCGCCGTTCCATCTACGGCAACCCCGGACAGGTCTGGAGCATCGCCGCTCAAATCCCACGTCACGCTGTCGGCAGCACCGCTGTTGTCAGCATGGGTTCCATGCTGCGATGTCGTCGGACCCGCGCCGCTACAAGTAGTGTCGGAAGCTCCAACAGCGGTGGAGTCAATTTTTATAACAGGCAATGCCATAATTCACCTCACCGTCACGCCCGCCGGCACACCGCCGACCGGATTCCCGCTGCCGTCCACGACATGCTCAAACACAACGTCAGTCCCCGTCCAGCCCGAGGCGGCGCGGACCTGAGACGGAGCATTAAGGACGGCGTTCTTGACATAGAAATTGGTCAAGGTCGTGCCGAGCCCGAGCATGTTGCCGACCCCGTTGGATTGCAGATTGACGTTGACGATCGCCCAATCCCGCGCGCCGGTATCTTCTGGTGAAATCCCCTGCGCCATGTCCAGAGCTGTACCAGTCAGGCCGTAGATGATGACGCCGGTTTTGTGATTGTTCCATTGGCCAACGTCGGGGTGCATCCCCGAGTTTGGAACTCCGAGGCTGCTGATCGTGCAGTTGATGCTGGTCTGGTTGTTGGAGATCGCGTCGGAGCCGAGCTTGGTGATTGTCACGTTGCGAGCCAACAGCCCGTTCAGCCAGCCGTTCGCCGAGTTTGTAATCGTGGTATCGGTCGCACAGGCCGTCTGCACCATTCCATCGCCGCTCGTCCAGGGCTGGCCGGGCGTCCCGCCTGATCGGGCATCGGTCCAGCCGGTGAATCCGGTCGTGTCGGTCAGAGGGTCGGCATGGTCGAGGGTGCAATGGTCGATCCAGAGGAAGCGAGGATCGGATGCGGAGATGTTGGGGATACCCACCGACATCTTGCACCCGACGATCTTGATGTGGTGCGGGGATGCGCCGTTCCAGCCGTTTATCGTCACCGAAGCGCCCGAGGCCGCGGCGAAAATGACGTAGGTTGCCTTGGTGTCCAAACCGCCTGCGTCGAGCGTCCAGTTGCCCGAACTGAGGAGAACTGTCACGCCGTCGCCGAATCCGAATTGCGTCTTTGCCGCTTGGCAGGCCGATGCCGTGCTCGTGCCGCTGGCCGTAATCGAATGCGTGACGACGCCAGTTGAGAACTGGTAGGTCGGCAGGGTCTTCGGCTTGCCGATGACCGGGAACGCCGTTGCCGCAAGTGTATGCGTACCCGCGGCCAGCGCTGGGCAGGCCATGTGGAACAGCGGTAGCGGGCAGACTGCGGCGTTGACCGTCATTGCCGTCGCCGAGCCGATGACATTGTTGTCCACCTTGAACTGAACGCTGCCGACGCCTGCAGTGCCGACTTGGAACGCGGCCACGCTGAACACGGTCGGGTCTGCCATGAATGGGGGCATGGCCCAATCAGCAACGGCGGGCTCATTGGCAACGCCTGGGGGGTTTGCGCCGCCGGATGGGGGCGGCGTGACGGTGCTGGATGTAAAGCTCAACGGGAACAAGGCGACAAGATGCTGAGGCGTACCAAGCCCATACTCAAAGCTCGCATTGCTCGTGCTCGACGGCGCTGTCGCCCAGTTGTTGTTTGGAGTGAACGTCGCTGTCACTTTTCCGGGTCCGCTTGGAGTGCCGGTATCAGCCGGGAAAAAGTTGTCATGCTCCGTGATGGTCAACGTGCCGGGTCCGGTTGCGGTGACGCTTTGAGGCGCTTTCATGGCCTGATTGAACGCGAGGCTCGCAACACTGAACGTGATCGTCGGCACCGGCTGCGTAACTGGCGGTCGTACCGGCGTCCGGCGCGGGGGAGGAATGTCCACGGACACCGTGTTGCCGGTCAGGTCGTCAATGTGCGCGGTTGTGGGGGCGGTGGTCTGCCCGTACGACGTGCGCATCAGCAGCCACGCGCAGGCAATCAGCCCGGCGAGGATCGCGGCCCAGGTGAGGATGAATCTGCGTTCGCTCATGCCGTTCGCCACACGCCTTTCTCAAGAAAGCCGTGATATTCACCGATGTAGTTCGTCACCAGAATCGACGGCTTCACTGTTATTGTTCCGTCCTCATGTTCGGTTACTTCGTGTTTGGCGAGATTTCCCATGAACGCGGCTGGACGTTCCGACGCGAGCGGATGCGGGCAGCAGCAATACCACATTCCGTCAACATCCTTACCGAACTCCCCCGGCTTGAGACGGGGAAACGGAAACTTGTGCGGGTCGTTCAGATCGGCGTCTACTCGTTTGCCCTGCATCATTGTCCCTCCTCATTGGCAAGCCGTTCGCCTTCTTCCATCGTGACGATGCGAAGCTCGATTCCCGCCGCCGTCTCTTTCATCGTGATCGCCTTGCCATCCATGCGGCGAATCTCATCCTCAGTAATCACGGTCCGCTGGCCGGGAATCCGATTGACCAGCATCGCGGCGAGCTTGTACCAATGATCGTGAACCCCAGCAGTCATTGGATGATTCGGATTCAGTTCCATCATTTCCTCAAGTCGTAATTCGCCGGTTGCGTCCCCGGCGCGGTCATGTTGATCGTCGGCGGCCAGCGGAAGACGGGAATGGTCGTCGGCGGAATCACCGGAGGCGCGGTCACACGTCCGACCTCGCGGCGAAGCTGATCCATCGTCCAAGTCAAGACGACAGATGGCCCGTTGTTCGCCTGCGTGACCTTCTGCGTCGAACTGGAGAGAATGACCTGCTCCCAGACGTTGAGCATCTGATTGTTTCTGACCGTGCCCGAGCACGTCCCGGCCATGTCGGTGACTGAGACGGCCCAGCCCGCGCCGTCGATCAACACGTCTTCGATCATGAAATTGTCCCCGCCAGCTTCGATCGCCACCGGGTGCCCATCCGACCACCGCCCGCCTGCGTCATCCTTGGGCCTGCGGCCCGCAATCGCTCCCTTGCGAATCGTGATATTCGAGCCTTTGTCGGCGGGGATGCTAAGTAGTAAAGAATGATCGTTGTCTGCTTGATTGGGCCCATAGCCGATCCTCTCGACGATGAAACTATCGATGAGCACGTTGATCGGCGTGCCCTGAAACTCCAAGGCCATGAAATCATTCGGGCAGTCGTGCACCCAGAAGTTCGTCGCGCGCCAGTTTGTTCCAGTTCCATCGAACTTGAACCCGTAGTTGATCGCGGTGGCCTCGAAGTGCTCGAAGGTCACGTTGGAATTGCCGTAAAGGATCGCGCCGTATGGGCAGTGCTGCACAAGGAAGTTTCGGCAGGTGACGTTGCTGCACCCGATGAATCCGAGTCCGCCCTGCTGGTTGAACCCAACGTCGTTGCGCGAGTTTTGGATCGTCGGACCATCGACCAGGAGATTCTGTTTCCCGCCGTCCGCGTATACGCCCCCGCCGTCGATCGTCCCACCGCCGATCAGCTTGCAGTCGTTGCCGTTAAACCGCACGAGTACGCCGTCGCCGGTGTGGCCGTGGATCGTCGCGCCGGTGATGTCCAGCGTCGTTCCCGAGGGGATGTTCACCGCCGCGCCGCCGACTTCGTAGAACTTCCCGGCCTGGAGCTTGGTCAGTGGGGCAACAGGGTTGATCGGGCCGGTGATGGTCTGCGCATGCGCCACCGCCGCCAGCATCGCCAGCAGCGTGGACCAGACGAGGATTTGGCGGGTTTGCTTTTTCATTGTTCGTGTGGCGCTTTCGTCCAGTCCTGCCCGCAGTTGCGGCAAACGCGAATCTCATGCGCAAGAACGCCTTGAATCGTCCCGTTTGCCATCGCACGCAGTTTCATTTCAGCTTCCTCGTAGGTAGAGGCCCAGACACTTGCGGTCCATTTCCCGTCGAAGTCGTATTCGATGATAAATTCCTTGTTCGCGTTATCGGATTTGACGCTCATCGTTTCACCGCTTCCTGATTGTCCCGGTACGTCTCCAGCGCCGTCGGCACGGTCTGCATCACCGCCGCGTCCACTCGAACAGCGGCGTCAATCGACAGCTCGTTGTGCTGCGCCTCGGCGATGCTGAATAACTCGACCACGGCAGACGGTCCCAGCACATGCCCGCCGATCCGGCGAACGAAATCGTTCAGGCTGTGGCGGGTTG